ACACCATCAGCAGTACCAACTCTAAGTTCATGAATTGGACTCTTTGGTTTAAGAACCTTTTTACATGTAGCACACTTGCGGCGCTTCCACCAACTCATTTATCAAAATTGCCTTCCATCATAATTTCAGTCAAGCAACACACCAAGTTAATCTCTTGATCGGCAGCGAATGCATGCTGATACTGGTACTTACCAATGATAAGAACCACTGCAGGAATAGTATCCTTGGTGAGATACTGATTGGCTTGATCAAAGATCATACGATACATACCATTGGCATCATTGTCGATATTCTCAGCCACCCACTTGCGCATATTGGTATAGTCACGTTCCTTTAGGAATGTCATTAGGGTCTTGAGTGATACTTCCTGAAGATTAACAAGAATGCCAGAGTCAATCTTGCCTGTAGCGGAATACCGCTGAAGTTCATTTAGGACTCGGCGCCAATCTGGAAAGTGCTTCTTGAGAACTTCTGCAACTACGGCCTTATCAAATTCAATACCCTCAGTGGTAAGAATCTGACAAATTCTCTTCATGAACTGTTGAGCAAGAGTTGGTAGTTCCTTTTTGGTAATCTTGAAGTCGATTACAGAACAACGTGAATGAAGCGGTTCAATGATACGATTCTTGTAGTTACAAGTTAGAATGAAACCACAATTCTTTGAGAACTCTTCCATGAAGTTACGAAGTGCTGGTTGTACAGGACTTGTTCCACCAGCAGATAAGTAATCGGCTTCATCTAACAAGATATATTTTCTACCTGTTGATGAAATTGACATAGAAGAAGCAAACTGTTTAATATGATTACGGAGAGCATCAATATTTGCGTTTAATGATCCGTTGATAACAATATAATCGCATCCCAATTCTTCAAGCATGGCACGAGCAACAGTTGTCTTACCGCAGCCAGCACCACCCGCAAGTAGCAGATTAGGAATATTCTTTTGATTAACAAATTCTTGGAATATAGACTTAATATTGTCTGGCAGAATGGTCTCCGCAATAGTCTTAGGTCGATACTTCTCACACCACAAGAATTCTTCAAGCATAATAGTCTCCATAATAAAAGGTGGCGGGAGCCGAAACCCCCGCCAGTAGTATCTTCAGCGGAAGATTAGCCTTCAAAGGTTGAGTTGGACTCAACAGCCACAAAATATTCTACCTCAGCTCCAGTAAACTTGGAGAGACCCTTGGCAGAAATTTCAACATCATAAGCACCAGGAAGTAGCTTAAGATTATCAGCACGAATAATCATGCGGAATACATTTGTGGTATCACCAACCTTGACTGAATACACATCACCAGATGGATTCTTGCTGTCAATAGCCTGCACAGTAATGGATTCACCATCACCAACCACAGCAATTTCAGGTAGTGAAAGAACGGCTAGAGCCTTAAGAACTTCCTGCAGGTCAGTGGCATCAAGTGAGAACTTTACCTCTGGATCAGGAAGCTTAATGTCCTTATCTGGTGGAGTCACAATCAGACTTGGTTCGGTGAATGTATAGTTAAGTTTGCGCTGACCTTCACGGATTTCCATAAACTTTTCCTGAACATCAAGTTCGGGATCCGAGAAAAGGGAAATGGTTCCGAGGAAACGACTCAGATCATAGATTGCAAACTGACCAGAAATGTCCTGAGCAATCTTTGCACGAGCCATAATTGTCTTACCAGTAGAAATGGTGGACAGTGTCTTGCCGGGCTTGAACTGAATTGAGGGATTAATTGTAGAAAAGTTTTTAAGGATTTGTAGGGTACGTGAATCAAACTTCATTCTTATTCTCCATGATAAAACGATATACCATATCTATACGGTATGCCATAAAATGTCAACTTACTTTTTGAAGTTCTTCTTCAACATTGCTGGATCGGCTGTAGCGCTAGCACCAATCTGTGCAAGATCTACTAGTGAACCGCCAAAGACCATCATACCGACATGCTGTAGTGACATCCATGGGCAGAACCAAACCTTCATCCCAGCCTTACGTGTCCACTGGCAGAACATGTAATCTTCTGAAAGATACCGATTTGTGTCTGGGCAGATTGGAGTATCAAAGAAGGCCATAATCTGGCGTGAACCATCAAAATGCTCGGTGCGGATATGATCTGGAGTATATAGCTGCTCTGGATATGCTTCTGCAAACTTCTCAAAGGTTGCTCTACGGATCATCATGAAGCCTGTTCCAGCTTCAAGAACTTCTACTGGTTCACCAAGTGGAATTGCGCCATTGCCCTGTACTGGATTAAAGACATAGTCACCGACATACTTTTCGAGATTCTGAGGATTCTCGTCGGCAAAGCCCTTGTCAACAGCTGTCTTGATCTTTTCCCATGAGATACACTTCTTAGGATATGGGCCCGCAATGATATCGTACTGATTGCTTGGATCTTCGTGATCGGATAGTGCTAGAAGAGCAATAACATCCTGAGCGTTGAAACCAATGTCTGAGTCGATAAACATTAGGTGAGTGTCACCAGAGCGCATAAACTCATCAGCACAATAATTTCTCGCACGAGTAATCAGTGATTCATTAAATAGGAAGTAGAATCTTACCTGAATGCCATAGTGTGTACAAAGTGCTGAAAGATCTGCAACAGATCTGGCAAACATGCCTGCACATTGCCCGCCATACATTGGGGCTGCAACAAAGAGCTTTCGTTCTCTTAACTTCTCAATGGGTACTTTAATTTCCATGCTCATATATTAATTTCCATTCTTATCTGCTCGTTCTTGAGCTTTTTGGTCACTATAAGTCAGCCCGTGATAACGAACTGAAAGCTTTTCGATGTTCTTTTGGATTGTTTCTTCTCTAGTAATGTTGAGTGCTTGACGGAGACCTTCCATATAGAACTCAAGATCACCTAGTTCTTCAATTACATTATCTACATCAAGTGTCTTATTGTAGATTACATGCTTTTTAACAGCATCTAGTAGTTCACCGGCTTCACCAGAAACACCTGTTGCCATATGCCAGAGATTAATAGAACTACCAGTTAAACTATCTTGAATAACATTACCTGGTTTTACTAGTGCTGAAATCATTTCTGAATATTCAATTGTCATACTTTGTCCTTAGTTTCAAGATCATGCACATGTAGTGCAATGATAGCATAATGAATAACCTTCATTAGGTCCTTCCGCCAATCTTCGGGAGTTCCCTTACGCCCATATCTCTGAGCGTATTTTAGGATATTACCAATGGTAAATCCAATGCCATGACCACCGTCAATAATAAACTCGGTGGCTTGATAGTTGTTTTGGGAATAGTGTTCACCGTATGTCTTGTTTACATATTCAGTGATGTCGTGAAGGATTTTACCTTCATTGTATTTATACTGAGTAGTTGATTCATTATAATAAATATTCATATCATCTCCAGGTCGTTTTCAATTCTGACAATAGCTTGTAGTCTTAGAATATCTGCCAAAATATCCCAAGAGCTATTGTGTAGTTTAAACTTTTCTTCCCAAAGAGTTTCATCCTTAATTGGTGTAAAGGAATTCTTCTTTGGGAATCTAAGTTTGGCGTCAATATATGTACGAGTATCTCTAAGCTTATAGTGAGGAAGGTGTCTGTGAAGTTCTTCTAGTCGGCCGACTGATTCTGCCATACGCCAGAGAATAATTGGATCAAATGAATTTGATCTTGACCACCAATACTTAATACCCTTATTGGCTACATAATCAATGAATTGATTTACAAAATCCTCTAGAGTAATATCAGTTGGTCTTGGCTTAATTCGGTCACGTACTTCCTTGCTCTGTTCACTCCAGAACTTGATTGTATCATTACTAACCTTGTAACCGTAATTATCAACTTGATCTTTTACAGAAGGCTTCAAAGTCTTAATTTCCGTTACAGTTTCTAGTGTATAAGGATCTGACAGAAATAGATCAGTATCAAAAACAAAAAGAGAACAATCTAGCACCGCACAGTTGTGTGTACTGGTACCCATCGTCTCCATATCAAAAATCATCATTTTCATACTATAAGCTCACCGTTCATGTCAAACTCAAAATAGTTGACATTTGCTTCATTAAACATTTGTTTTGTAAGTAGATTGGATTGTGCCCAATTTGGATTTACTTTTTCTTTGTCATACTGAGTGATGACGGTGCTGATTCCGACTTGAATAATACCCTTGGCACATTCGGAACAAACAGGAAGTCCTGACACATATAGTGTGGTGTCTTTGAGACTTAATCCATTAAGGCATGAATTATATATACAGTTCATCTCACCATGAACTACATATTTGTATTTTTCTTCCTTGACTTCAAGTCTTGTTGAAAAATCTTCAATACCTCTGGGAAATCCGTTATAGCCAGTTACTAATATTCTTTTATCATTATTTACAATTACCGCTCCAATCTTAGTAGAAGGATCGATAGACCAAGTTGATACTTCTTTAGCAATATTTAAAAATCTTTCTGACCATTTATTAATCATATAAACCTCGTATAAATAATAGGTGTGGTTCGCGATATTGGAGTATCCAACCACTCTAATACTAACTGGGAGTATCAGCAAATGAAAACATATTGTACTTATATAACATTTTATAGTGGTAACAAATTACCTCCATTCTATATAGGTTCTACTATAACAAGAAAAATAAGTAAAGGTTATAGAGGATCAGTAAGATCGCTCGAATTTAGAAAAATTTGGGAAGAAGAATTAAAAAATAGTCCACACTTATTTAAATGTATTATTCTTACTGAACATGATGATCACGATTCTGCTTTGGAAAAAGAAGCAAAATTTCAAAAAGCTTTAAACGTTATAGATAATCCTCTTTATACTAATAGGTGTATTGCTAGAAGAGGTTTTGGAAATCTTTCACAAGAATCAAGGAAAATTATAAGTGAAAAATCTAAATTAAGAGACTATAGTTTTATTAGAGGTAAAAATCACTTTTATTATGGTGGTAGACCTGAAATAAAAGGTGGTAAAAATCCTTCCGCAAAAAGATGTCTAGTATTAAATAAAGAATTTGATTGTGTCAAACACGCGGCAGAATTTTATAAAATTCCCTATATGAGATGTTATAAAATGATTAGAAATCAGAAAAATGGTTGTAAGTTTCTTTAGTGGAAGGATCCTTAGACCAAGTTGAGACGGCTCTAGCTAGGTCTAGATATCGTTCCGACCATTTATCATATTTCATTATAGCACCTGATGTTTGAAGCGAGACCAAATTTTGGAAGGTTTGATTCTAGAAGTTCCGTCTTTTAACTCTATCTCAAACATTCCAGGATACTTTTCTTGTAGTCTAAGTTGTCTTTTATATAAAGCACCACCGACAAATGCTTCAGTGTTACCACCTTTTTGAGTCATTTGTTTTGGAATGTCATAACCATAACAATTAAAAAGTAAAGTACAATCACCTGCATAAAGAAGCTGTAAACTATAATCAGTATCTTCGATGGTTTCCGGATCCCATGTTGCTGGCTTATCATTGCTGATACAAACCATTGTACAACACTGAGCAGAAAATCTGTATTTTTTCTTTTGGAATGCCGCAAATGCCGCATGGGAAAATCCAGAGATACCAACTCTAGGATAATTCTTCATGACAGTTTCCACAGTAGTAAAAGCATATGAATCTGTCATTCTATGTTTATTTCCGACACCCCAGATGTAATACAATCTTTTAATATCATCATCAAGTTGCCAGTGATGTGTCTCATTGTTTTGTTTAGAGTACTGCTTAATATAATTTCTTACATATGCAATACCTTGATCATTTTTATCCATCACGACAAGATTATCTGGAGCAAATACAGAACTGTAAGCTTCTTCATTCTGAGGTTCAACCACAACCTTGTAGTTATGAATACCAAGGTTGGTTAGAACTTTGTGTGTAATAATAGAATTAGCTCTATTCTTTGAAGGAATATAGAAAGTAAAACTTGGAAGTGTATCACAAGTCAGACTTTCGTAATATTCATCGAATGAAGGTTCGAGATCAAGAAAACCAGAAAGAGTAGTCAAAGATCCAAACCTTTAATATAATCCTCAAGATTACGCTTTGGTTTCCAACCTAATGCTCTAGTCTTATCAGATATAACTGGAGACGACATTCGGTTACCCTTACGATACGGAAGAAAATCAATCGCAGTTGGCTCAAATATATGTGCTACCTGAAGAACGCTGTATGGTTCTGGATGACCGATTCCATACTCATCACCAGATCCATGCTCACCAACAAGAATTAGAGCATCAACAATATCATCTACATGAGTAAAGTTTCTAGTCTGGATACCTGGTCTTACTACCTCAAGTGGCAGACCATTTCGCACTCGATCTGCAAATTTAGCAATTAGAGTTGAATAGTGACCCTGAGAAATTTCTCTTGGTCCATAAACATTATAAAAATAAGTGATAGCATATCGGATACCAAACCATTCGGCATACTTCATGACTAGTTCTGTATTTGATGCTTTAGACCATGCATAGGGACTTTGGATATAATCTTCTTCATCAACAAATTTAGTACTTGAACCTGCATAAACTAATTTAGCATTAGTCTTTTTAATAAATTCAAGAATTTGATATGTGCCAATCTTGTTATATTCAAAGACCAGATCCATATCATCAAAGCTTTGTTCTACACGTGAATATTCACCCAAGTGATAGACAAGATCTGGAGTATAATCTCCAAGGATATGATTTATATCTACAGTAGAACCGGTAATATACACGACTCCAGCGATATGATTATCTACTGATCCTGTAAAATAGTTATCAAGAGAAACTACTTCATGTCCGAGACTTACTAGTCGTTCACATAGGTGAGAACCGACAAACCCAGCACCACCAGTTACAAGAATCTTCATTTGGGCTCCCATAGTTTACCTTTCATGCCACACTTTGCAAACCAACTTGTTTTTGCTCGTTCTTGTTGTGTATCAGAACCATACTCACGGCTGCCTCTTGATAGTGCCCATGAGTCGTTAGCATTAATAATAGGATTGACACATCTAAGGTACCAGTCGCGATTGTCTTCCTTGCGAGACCATTTACAATCGCGACATAATGCGGGATAAGGTTTCTTCATTATCTCTTCCTTGGCTTTGGAGTATCAATAATTTGTGCATCATCAGTGCCGTAGCCATACACATATTTCATACCATATTCATTTGGTTCATCTGGAAACTCTGCATCTGGCTTGATAATGAGCTCATTGTTTCTGAATGGTCTCATATCAACATCATGATGCCAACGCCCATAGCGCTGAACAAGCTTTACACAGTCAGGATGAAGATTAACAAGCATCTTTGACTTTTCAAAAGTGCCATCACCATAGATTTCGGTTGTGTTACCACCCTTGACAGTACCAGTTCTAAGTTTACCTTGTAGGAATGCATAGAAGAGGAATGTGCAATAACCAGCCTTGAGGCAACGAAGTGAAAGATCAACGTCCTCATTGTACTTACCTCTCCAGCGGAAAGGTAGATCATTCTTGATTAGAATGCAGGACATGAGTCGAGTATTCTGAAGCA